CGTGAGGCTGGCATGGATGTGGATGGAAACACATCAAGCTGGGGGGCAATTATCACAGCAGAACCCGCCGAGCTTAAAGTCTTTGAAGCCCTTGTTCGTGCTGATGAGCGTGATGACATACTGCGTATGAGTGGTAGCCAATGGTTCAAATCACAAGCAAGATATGACGAAGCCATCCGAGCAAGGGGGAACACATGAAAGACGAAGCATTGAAGCTGGCGCTGGAGGCGTTGGAAGCTGGTGATTGGTACATCGGACAACTTGAAGCAATTGTTTACCACGCTGATGATCTTGGCACACACGAAGACCGAGCGAAGATGCAAGCCGCCATCACCGCCATCAAGCAAGCCCTTGCAGCACCTGTGCAGGAGCCTGTGGCGATGCCTGCGGATTGGTTTGCGGGGATGTCAGAAGAATATCGAAAAAAGGCTTTTGGGATTGCAACCCCACACGCAGCACAGCGGCAATGGGTTGGGCTGACGGATGAGGAGAAACTGCACATTGAGATCATGGGTGGCAAGTCAGATGTGATGCTGGCTGAGATGGTTGAAGTCAAATTAAAGGAGCGCAACGCATGAAAAATATAACTGTGTCGCGGGACAAAGTTGAGCAATGGCTTGAAGATTTGGAATATTCAAATTCAGATAAGAATGTAATTGCAGCCATCAAGCAAACCCTTGCAGCACCTGTGCAGGATCCGCTTGCTACCAAAACGGAAAAAGGAATTGTTCTGCACGTTGGATGGGATGATTTGCCAGCAGGAACCAAGCTCTACACCGCCCCGCCCGTACAGCCAGCACCTGTGCAAGAACGTAACTTTTGCGAACGATGCGGTAAACGATTAGGCGACAACATTCACACTTGCACCCCACCCGCACAGCCAGCACCTGTGTATGTCAAGACGTTTCACGGCGGCAAGCCTTGGCCTTTGCATCCAGCACCTGTGCCTGATGCGTTTGGAACGCGAGAGGGTGAGCATCCGCAATACATCCAAGGCTGGAACGACTGCCGCGCAGAAACTTTAAAGATGAGCAAGCCATGAACGCCGTCATCATCTGCGCCGTCTGCAACAAGCCGGTTGAAAAGCTGGTTTGGCATGACGACTTCAATACCCACGTCAGGCACATCACTGCTCACTGCCACGGCGACATGGACAGCATGGCATTGACCGCCGACTTTGTCATGGAGGCTGGCGGTGGCAAAAACTTCATAGAGGGAACAGCTTTTCAAACAAAAAGGATCACCACATGACTAAAGAAGAAGCCCTCGCAGCCATCAAGCTGCTGTCCGCGCTGGAGTCGTGGAGCTTCAGCTTAAAAGAGCGCACGCCAGACTACTTGCATGAAGACCTGCACGTCACGCTAGAAGTTCTGGAGCGCATCGTATTGGAGAAGCCACAAGAGAAGTACACCTACGGCACGCCACTGCTGGATGCCATGACCAAGGATAAACCATGAAGAAGATCAGCGAACGAAGCATGCGCCTGACCATCGCCATGATGCGCTCTATGGCGAACTGCAAACCCATCAGCCCGTTCCACTTGGAGGCATCCAAAGAGATGGAGGCCATGCTGGAAGAACTGCTGGACCTGCGTAAGAAACTCAAGGAGAAGAAGTGAAAAAAGACACCAAGGCGTGGGCCATCAAGCTCAGAGGCCGCAGCTTCTATCAAGACACCTACGGCATCCCCTTCCTTTACCCAACGCGCCTTGCTGCAATGGAGCGGGTCGAGAAGATTGCAGACTTGAAGAATAGAAACCCAGCCAACGTAAGCCCATCAACCAAAGTAGTCCGCGTCAGAGTACGCATAGAGGAGATCGAATGACCGAAGAAGAACTGAAGACCAAGATGCTGTCTTTTATTGCGCAGCAGGACAACACATACAACGACGAGTGGTACTGCACTGCGCATGAAATGTACTCCGGCATCATGAGGCAGTTTGCCGCACATGCTGGCTTCGAACTTCTTGTGCCGCCCAAAGAAGCAGAGCCACCCAAGATTGGCCGAGCAGAGATGCTGCAAGAGTTGCTGCCAGAGATTCAGAAAATGTTTGGAACCGAGTACGCCAAAGACGCCAAGGAGAAGCCATGATCGACGTATACCCAACCCGCATAGAGGCCGTAGACGAGGACAATAACGTCCTGTTTATCCTTCATCTGGAGGATGGTGGATGCTGCACTATGCACATCAAAAGTCCGATCCTGTTGGACCAATCCAACTTAGAAAAAGTCCTGACCGCCATTCGCCGTGGCGTTCAGATTCTTGGAATAGAGGACTGACATGAGCGACCAAAAGAACTGGGACGCCGCGCTCATCAAAACGTGGCGACTGGCAGGCAACATCGGTGATGTTTACATCCTGTTCAAGGCTCTGTCAGGCAAAAGGTCCGACGAGTGCGATCCACCACTCAAACGTATGCCAGACCCCGGCATACCTTGGAAAGTTGGTGTGCGAGTCTTTGTGGCAAATAACCTGTCCAAGATCAGCGCACGGTTATGGGATCAGCCGCCAGAGAAAGATATCTTGCTTCTGCGCAAGCTGGAGACAAGCTCTTACGACACCGAGAAAGAAAAGATGCACGTTGACAAAGAGCTTGCAAGAGAGCAAAAGATGCTCAAGCAAAACAGAGAGAGAAGAACATTAACCAGCACACGCATATCAGACCGAAACAAAGCTACAGATTGGAACGTAACAAAATGAAATGCAACTGCCATCCCGACACTCCCTTTCTTTGGAAGCACACTACACGGCCCAGCATCTTCATCAGAGACATCGCCTTTCGCGTTAAGGGTATCGTTGTCACTGAAGCTGGGTCTTACTTTGCCGAAGAGTCAGATACCCAGAAGAAAACAAAGGACGCAAAAGAGAAAGAGCTTACCGCCTACAAACAGTTTGGCGTTTACCTCAGAGCAAATCCCAACATCAAACCATCTTTGAACAAGCACGAGAAATGAAATGCCCCGTATGTAACTCATGGACGAGCACCTTGGAGACAAGAACAAATGAAAAAGAGAACATGATTAAGAGAAGAAAAGAATGTGGCAATCAACACAGATTCACGACCGAGGAGAAAATAGTTGTATCGAAACCAAAAACTGTTAGAAGCAGTCAGAGCCAGTCCATGTCAGGTCTGTGAGGCCAGTGATGGCACGGTGGTTGCCGCACACTCCAACCAGCTGCGTGACGGCAAAGGCAGGGGTCTCAAGGCCCATGACTACCGCATAGCAGCTATGTGCTTTCGCTGCCACATGGAGCTTGATCAAGGCACCTCAATGTCCAAGCAAGAACGCCATGACCAGTGGGACGAAGCGCACCGCAGAACAATTGGCTGGCTTTTTGACAACAACATCTTAAAACTATGAACCCGTACAAAATCAGTGAACCAACGTGCATCAGCTTTTCGGGCGGCAGAACGTCTGCTTATATGCTTTACAAGGTGTTGGAAGCCAACGACATGAAGCTGCCAGAAGAAGCGATTGTCTGCTTTGCCAACACGGGGAAAGAGGATGAGGCTACGCTGCGGTTTGTGCATGACTGCCAACAAAACTGGTCGGTGCCGATTGTTTGGTTAGAGTATCAGCGTGAAGAGCTTGGCTACAAAGTCGTGAACTTTGAAACAGCTAGCCGCAACGGTGAGCCTTTTGAGGCGTTGATTAAAAAGAAAAACTACCTGCCAAATCCTATTGCTAGGTTTTGCACCGAAGAACTCAAGGTCAAAGCCATCAATAAGTATTTGCGTGATGAGGGGATTGATGCCTCTACGATGGTTGGCATCCGTGCCGATGAACCAAGGCGCATCAGTAAGCTGCGTGCGCGGGGTCTGCTTGTCCCGCTCTTTGATGCTGGCGTCACGCAAGATGCTGTGCAAACATTCTGGAAAGCGCAGCCATTCAATCTGGGCTTGCCATTTCAAAATAACGTCACGCCCTTGGGCAACTGTGATCTGTGTTTTCTCAAAGGCCCGCAGCAAATCATGGGTCTGATCAAAGATAATCCAGATCGTGCGGTTTGGTGGGCCAAGATGGAGGGGGTTATTGGTGCTACTTTTAGATCAGACCGACCCGGCTACTCTGAGATGCACAAATACCTCAACGCTCAGTCAGATATGTTCGACAGCCAAGGCGGCATCGAATGCTTTTGTGGAGAGTAACAGCTGTTACACTGAGAAAGTTGGTGGTTAAGCCTTCTCATACACTACGCGGGTGTTTGTATGAGACTGGTCGGACTGGGGGTTCTCGGTTGCCACCAACAACCAAGACGCATGGGGATTGAGGCACAGGCCCGTAGATTACATTCTGCGAATGCCGGTCAGGTTAAGAGCGTGAATGCCTGCTCTCTGGCTACAGTCCCCAGCCGTGTTGGTGGTACAACGGGTTAGCGCCGTTGAATGGCCTTTCGGTTGTTGAAGATACCCACTGCTTTATGTGAGCCACCAATTTTTTTTGAAAGTAGTTGACACGGCCCCAAAAGTTGTGTTTATAATCATCCCAGCTAGGTGTGAGAACCAAGGCAGGTAAAGAGTCGTTAGTGAAATCCCGACCCCGAATGGGGTAGCGCGTCAGCCCACAAAGCTGAGGTGTTTTCTCACCGGGGTTTCACTAACGGCTTTTTTTTGCCCCAAACGATCTCCACGCCCAGCCGTACTCCGCACGATAGCAAGCACTTGAATCGGTGGCGCGGAAGAAAAGACACGGCATACTCGACACCCCGGTTTGCCGTACCAGCCTGTCAGCGAGGGACTGGTGTAGTCGTCAGGACAAGGGTGGAATAACCAAGCCTGACGATGAATGAATCGCTGCCTCCGGGGGACTGGGATCGGGCTTCACGCTTGGTCTGGGTCGGGGTCTAATCCACCCCTTGGGGAAACTAGAGGCGTAAAATGCAACAGATGAATTGTTGCGAGGTCATGTGTGATATAGGTAAACCCTAACAAACAACAGGAGAATTGATGAAAAAACTTAATCTTGCGGTCATTCGGATCGATGGTGACACCCAAGCGAGGGAGGCACTCTCTCAGGAAAAGGTCAACGAATACGCTGAGTTGATGAAGGACGGGGCAGTGTTCCCCGCCATCGAGGTGTTCTTTGATGGCAGCGAATACTGGCTTGCTGATGGATTTCACCGTTACTTTGCTACGAAAGCCAACGGGGTTGTGAGCATTGAGGCGAATGTGCATACGGGTACTCTTGAAGAGGCGCAGCTCTATGCTTGCGGGGCCAACAAGGGTCGCGGCCTTGAGATGTCTTGGAAAGATATCCGTCACGTTGTCATGCGGATGCTGCGTCACGTTACATGGGGCAAGTGGACGAATGCAGAGATTGCCCGCCATGTGGGGTGCTCAAAGATGACTGTCGGGCGCGTTAAGGCATCGATGGAGCAGCCGCAAGAAGAGACAAAAGAAGAGACAAAGAAAACGTACCGCAACAAGCATGGGCAAGAGAAGACGATTGAGACAAAGAATCTCGGGCGCAAAAAGGCAGAGGAAGAGGTTGATGAGGATCATCGCGTAGTTGAGCTGACCGATACCGTAAACGACCTGAGTAATGAGAATCAGGCGCTGCGCGACAAGATAGCGATTGGTCAATGGGATGCCAGCGACATTGAGAAGATCGATGTGCAAGACACCATCGCTGAACTGCGAGAGCAGATTCGGGTGCTGGAGATTGACAACAAGGCGCTGCGTGAGTCACGCGATATGTTTCAGACCCGGAATGCAGAACTCATGCGAACAGTCAAAGCGTTGCAAAACAAACTGAAATAAGGGGCACTGTCCCGACCCACACCAGAGGGCTTCTGGAAGGAAAAGATCATGGAATTAAATCTGAGGCCGCATCAGATGGAAGTCATAGATGCGTTGAGAGAAGGTTTTAAACAGGGCCACAAGAGCCAGCTGCTGTACGCCCCCACGGGGTTTGGCAAGACCGAGGTAGCAATTGCCTTGATGAAGGCCACAGCAGACAAGTTTAAGCGTGCGGCTATCGTGCTGGACAGGCTTGTGTTGGTAGATCAAACCAGCATGAGGCTGTCCAAGTATGGTCTAGAGCATGGCGTGTATCAGTCAGGCCATTGGAAATTCAACAGATCAGAGAGGCTGCAAGTCTGCTCCGCGCAGACACTGGAGAGTCGGGATGACTTTCCTGCGGTCGATTTGCTGATTGTTGATGAGTGCCACATTGCCCGAAAGCAAACCACCGAGTTCATCAAGGCCAACCCCGAAATCAAAGTGGTGGGCCTGACCGCTACGCCTTTTACAAAAGGGCTAGGCAACATCTACGAAAACGTGGTGTGTGGTGCAACCAACGGCTGGCTTGTCGATAACAACTGGCTAACCCCTTTGCGGGTGTATATCGCAAAAGAGATAGACATGACCGGGGCCAAGAAGATCGGCGGGGAGTGGAGTCAGGATATCGCCACCAAACGCGGTATGCAGATCACCGGGGACATTGTCGAAGAGTGGATTAAGAAGACGCACGAGATTTATGGAAGACCGCGCAAGACGATTGTCTTTTGTGCGGGTGTAGCCCACGGCGCTGACCTTGTCCAGCAGTTTGCCGAGAAGGGATACAACTTCATCTCCATATCCTACAAGGATGATGATGAGTTCAAGCGTCAGGCGATTGAAGACTTTGCCAAGCCCGACACCGAGATCAACGGCTTGATTGCCACCGACATTCTGACAAGGGGCTTTGATGTACCTGATGTGATGATCGGTGTATCAGCAAGGCCGTTCTCTAAATCCTTGTCGAGTCATGTGCAGCAGATGGGGCGAGTCATGCGCCCATGTGATGGTAAAGAGTTTGCGCTCTGGCTTGATCACTCGGGTAACTATCTGCGGTTCAGGTCTGATTGGGATGACCTGTATGTGGACGGCGTATCTGATCTTGATACCAAGGTGGAGAAGCCCAAGAAAGAGCCAACAGACTTGGAGAAAACAGAATCCAAGTGTCCTGCTTGCGGGCATCTTTGGCACGCCAATCAGGATGCTTGTCCGGCCTGCGGTCATGTGCGGCAAAGGCGCAATGAAATCGCATCGGTTGCGGGGCAGCTGGTTGAGCTGACAAACGGCGCTCGGGCGCACAAGGATGACAAGCAGAAGTTTTATTCTGAATTGATTTACTTTGCAAAGCAGCGCAACTACAACCCAAACTGGGCGGGGCATAAGTTCAAAGAGAGGTTCGGGATGTGGCCCAAAGGATTGAACGAGCTGCCATCTTTCACAAGTCTCGAAACCGCGAAGTGGATTCAAAGCCGCAACATCGCATGGGCAAGATCAAAGAGGTCAAAAAATGCAGTTTGAAGAATTTGCAAGGCATCACGGCTTGATCATCGACCGTTTAGTGCCGGACAGATGGGTGCGTGTACCAACAGAAGATCACCCGCGCAAACGTAACGGCGGGTACAAGTTTCTTGGTGATGTGGGATGGGTGCAAAACTGGGCCACGATGCTCACGCCCGAGATGTGGCGCAGCAGCGAGGACGTAAAGCCGATACAGATTCGCCAGCTACAGAAAAAAGCGGAGCAAGATCGTCAGGAATCCATGAGACAGGCAGCGGCCAAAGCGGGATGGATCATGCACCAATGCACATCAGACATTCACCCTTACCTAAAGAAGAAGGGGTTCCCCGAAGAAATTGGCAACGTCTGGCGCAACGAGGAATCAGTCCTAGTGATACCAATGCGAAAGGACGGGCGATTGACTGGGTGTCAACTCATCAATGAAGAGGGGAAAAAGAAGTTCTTGTATGGACAGCAAACGAAGGGGGCATCGTTTGTGATTGACGCAAAAGGTCTTCCGATTTTCTGCGAGGGATACGCCACAGCACTCAGCATCAGGGCCGTTATGAAGGCCATGAAGGTGCGGTACACCATCTATGTGTGTTTCTCGGCAGCTAACATAAAGGAAGTAGCAAGGGACATCAGCGGGGGGGTGGTAGTTGCCGACTGCGATCAAAACGCAGTCGGTCAACAAGCCGCGCTGGATACAGGCAAGCCATATTGGATTTCCGGGACAGTCGGTGAGGACTTTAATGATTACCATATGCGCGTTGGTCTGTTCAAGGCATCTAACTCGCTCAAGCAAGCTCTTTTTTCTGGTGGAAGCGGTGCAGTAGTCGGATAAACTTTGCTTCGATTTGGCGGACTCTTTCACGGCTTAACCCGTAGGGTCTGCCCACTTCACTCAAGGTTTTACCCGCAGCCCTGCTGCTCAGTATTTCAAAATACTTGTCCTTACTTTCGGCTGTCACCCTGTTGCCCCACAAGGCAATGAAATCCTCGCGGGAGGGGAAGTCAACCAATTTTACGGGGTTGTCGTTTGAGCCGGGGAGTGGTACACGGCCACCATAGATTCGCAGATTGTTCATATCATTCCAAGTAAAGAAAAACAGTTAAGAAAATAGCCAGCAATGCAAAGATGATTGCCTCGGCTTTGTCGGATACGATTTCACGGCGTGCGGGAATCGGTTTTGATGGGCCTTTGTATTTCATGTTAAATGCGGGTTGATGGGCCATAAAACTGTGCGAGGTCTTCGCCTGTTTCTGTTTCGGGTTCTGCGGGGATCAGATACTCGGATGCGTAACTGATGGACATATCCTCCACATCTGACGGATGTACGCCGTTAAGTTCTTCGGGCGTCCAAAGTATCACGGCCCAACCTTCAGCCCTGAGTTCGCGGATAGCTTTTAATTGTGATGCGGTCATGCTGTCTCTCCTTGTGGCCCATTTTCTTGCCAAATTGATTCGGCTTGATCTTCAACCTCAGTTAATGCGGCATCAAACCGCTTGCGGTATTCGGAGGATGTTTCCTCCAACTGCTTGGATTCAATTTCAATTTCATCAGTGCCATAATCCACGCCCTCGACAATGCTCCCCAATGTAAAAGACACGGCCAATTGACCTCGCTCGTCCATTGCTTTCCAAGTTCCCAATTCTTCCAATTCATCTCCAGCAACCGTTTTGCGCACCACTTGTTCATGGTAGTCATCAAAACAGGTTCCTGATACTTCCAAATATTGAATTGTCATGCTGATGTACGCACCGCAATCGGTGTACTTGTACACCTGTTGAAGCAACTCGGCGGGACTATCGGCATCTGGGAATGCCTCCGCAAAATAGCGGTTACTTAGCTGGTCTTGATCGTCCGAATCTCTCATGCTGTCTCTCCTTGTGAGCCATTTGATTGGGTTTTGTCTATTGGAAGAAAATTTTCAAATACCAAAATGGAATCAATTTCCCAATGCCCATCGTCTTTGTAATAGTCTTGCGCCACCTCTTTCCACGCCAAAGCCTCGGCCTCATCTGCTGATTCGGCCTCCACCTCAATGTTGATGTAACTGGTGCGCCTAAGTTCAATTTGGTATGTCTTCATGCTGTCTCTCCTTCGGGGAAAAATGTGACGTTATGGATTTCGCAGTCGGGGTATGAGTTTTCGGCCTGTTCTGCGGCATGGTCATCGTCCTCTGCATAGCAGTCGAACACGGTGGTAAACCTGTCCCCCTTGTCTTCCGCAAGTGTCACGCGATACGGAATCAGGTTGGGATTGTCTGCAAGTATTTGTGCTTGGGTTTTCATGCTGTTACCTTTCAGAATCTAAATGGAGGGCTGTTTCAAAAATCTCAGGGTATGTGCTTTGCAGATAGTGCTGCGCTGCCTCTAAGACTGCGCCAATGTCGGCATCTGTGGGCCATGTGTTGCAAACGTCCAGCTGGTCGAGCAATTCGATGCGGTCGGCATAGACCACCACTTGCAAAATGCCATCTCCATCAGTGCAATACGATGTAAGCCAATCATCATGTTTGTCGCCATGCATGATGTACCAAGTGATCTTGGATGAATCAATTGTTTTGAGTCGTGTCATGTGCTGACCTTTCGTAATGAGAATGTGTAGCTGGAACCACCAAGGTGATAGTCCCTGCTTTCGTAATTGATGTGGCAAATACGCAACCTTCCAGCAATGCCGAATTTTGCTCGGGCCTGACGCAAAGCCTCGCGCCAAGTTTGCGCGGCGACTTCCCTATGCCAAGTGCCGTGATCGGAAAACAAAAATAGGTCATTTTTGGGCCTCCACGGGTGACCATGTGTTGCTATCGTCAAGGTGTGCAAACGGTGAGACATAACCCGTCAATGCGTTGATCGCGTCTTCGCACTCGTTTACAAGGCGGCAAAAATCCTCGCGGGATGATTCGCCAAACTCAGCAGCAGCTGCATGAGCAAGCGCAAAAGTGTCGAGGGGCTGGTTACCTAGCCGCGCTGCATATGCGGTAACAAATGGTGTGATGTTGTGTTTCATTCTTCGGTCTCCACAAGTTCGCCTTTGTCACTCTCCAAGCCGCAAAGGTTGTTGTCCTGTAAGTGGTGATACAAGGCTTCATCGTGTAGTTCTTTGAGCGCAGCCTCTGCGGTTTCGCCCCGTACCCAAATGGTGCATTCAAATTTGTATAAGTTCATGCTGCACCCCAAACCAACGACAAACGCTTGGTGTCGATATCCTGTTTAATCAATTCAGCAGCCAGCACGTTCGGTTTGACCCCGTGATGTTCGGCGGCATCCACGCAGGCATCAATCGGGTTGATACATTGCTGGTTTCTCATGTAGATGTATGTCTTTATCGCGTCCATATCAGTTCCCAATGAAAAGAAAAGAAAAAATCACGGCTAGCCAAAAAGCGGCGACTAGCCAAGCCGCTAGACGGTCATTCAATTTGTGGCGTGATGGTCACGCTCTTGAACCCGTATGTAATGGTGACTTCTTCGCCATTGCCCAAAGCCCTGCGGAAATCTGCGATCTGTCCCTGCCCGAAATAAATCATGGTCGCGGCGCGGCACAATGCGCCTTCGGGCGTGTCGGCTTTGTACGGCTCACCCTTGCCATAAATGAGGTATGTCATGCTGTCTCAATCGTGTTTGTTGTGACCCATTCCCCACGGTCACCATTCCAAGTGACTTCGGGTAGCGTGATCTTGTAATGCGCGACTACTTGCATAGCCTCGCCTAGTGTTTTTTTGTAGTCGCAAAGGGGTGAACCCTGATGGATCAGTGTCCAGCCCCGTTCCGAGTAAGACAAGTGGGTTTTGTGGTCGGTCATGCTGTAACCCTGTAAGAGTTGTAATTGCGGATGCGGCTTTCCCCGTTTGTGTGGTGTTCATCAAACGAAAATTCTTCGCCAGCTGCCCTAAGTGCTGCAAGGTAAACGGCGAGGTCGCAATCTTCTTCAAGAAATACGGTATCGCCCTTGACATAGGAATAACTGCTGATTTTTTGCGTTATGTCCAAGCGTTCAAGTTCGGATAATTTGACTGCTGCCCAACCGTGACCGGGGTCGGTGTAAATGGTGATTTTCATAAAAGCTCCGTTATCGGGCGGGATTGCCCACGATAGGGGAACGGCCCCTATCATTGGAAATCAGCGCAGTTCACGGGCGGGTATGTGTCCGTGTTCGCGCATGAATTGATCGACTGTCAGGTTTTTGGCCTTGTAGGTGTCGCCGAATTTGGTAAAGCATGAATAGACTGCTTCGCCCTCGCTGTTGTGGCGCAATGCTTCGCCGACTAAAAAGTTATGTCCCAGCATTTTGCGCGGCGGTACGGCCCCCAGCATTTCCCAATACATGGCTTCGGTGGTCGGTATCCATGCATCAGGGTTCGCGTCCATTGCATCCCACAGTTCTTGCCATTCCAGATTTTTCATTTCAGACCTCCCGTCCAAACCTCGCCCAAATCCTGCCAGCACTTCCAGGACTCCAAAACGTTTGACCCGTAACGGGGCTTTGTGGTTCGTATGTTGACGTAACGCATTTCCGAGCGTTTACGCGCTGCCCGTTCGATTTGTTCGGCTTGTTGCAGGGTTTCGCATTCAATGATCAATTTGTTGATCTTGCCCTTAGCCATACCCCAACCCGACATAAATTTGTCGGTCATAGTTACAAAAAAAGCTGTTTTCATTTTGTGCCTTGGTTGTTCGGTGAAAAGTCACCCGCTAGCCCACAGTCATGGGCTAACAGTTGTCCTTTCAAGCTCCAATCATGGTTAAAAAAGTTTCTCCCCGAATTGCTCGGTTATCGATTCTTGCGTTTCCGTGGCCTTGTCTTTTGTAGTGAGCAACAGCGCGTTTGGCTTGTTCTTCGGTGCTGTAAACGTCCAGACAATCGCGGCCACTGGTCGTGAAGAAAACAAGGAAAATTGAAGCGGCTTTGTCGGTGGTTTCTTGGTTCATTTTTTCCGCCAGTCAGTTAAAAGTCATCGGCATAATCTTCAAGGCTAGTGACTAGCCCGTCAAAATCTTCATCAGGCCCGAGCATCTCAGCGAGCATGAAAACGGTTTTTTTGTCTACGCCAATATCCTCGGCAAGACATTCCAAATAGTCGCGGCGGCTGGTGTAGCCTTCTTGTTGGTAAACGGTCATGATGTTTTCCTTAAAGTGATTCAAGATAGGCGGCGACTTGTTCATCAGTCCAGCCATTGAAATCCGGCAATTCTCGAATGGGCTTGCTACGGTCTTCTAGCCCTCTCTCTGCATAGGCGAGAGAGAGTGCTTTTTCTGCTGGTGTTCGTTCGTTCGTTTGCTCGTTCATTTGTTTGCTCCAAGTAACAAGCCAATTGCTTGCCCTGTTATTGTATGTCAATCACTTGTTTGTCAACAAGTATTTTGCTAGGTACTTTCCCTAATCCCCGAAGGGGTAGCAGTCTCGGTGGTACAGTCACGCTATGAATACTCGCACCATACCCAAATCATCCCCTAGACCAAAGCTCACAAGGGCTGAAATAGCCAAAGGGCTAGAAGCTGTCCCCATGTCTCAGCTAATGCTTGGCGCAGCCAATGCGAAACAAACCAAGCTCACTGCGAAACAAGCCAAGTTTGCCCAGGCTCTCGCGCTAGGTGAAACCAAAGCGGGAGCCTATCGCGCAGCCTACAACACGAAAACATCGCCAGCGATTCAAAGCCATGAAGGGCACAAGCTAGCAAATAACCCCAAAATATCCGTACAAGTGGAAGCTCTCAGACTAGCTGCGGAAGCTAGGAATTACGCTACACCGCCCGCGCTGCGTGCTCTGGTAATCGAACGGCTCACCGCGCACGCTATCGATGACACGATAAACCCGGCCCAACGGCTACGGGCCCTGGAGCTTCTGGGCAAGATAACCGAAGTCGCAGCGTTCACCGAACGGCGCGAGATTGTGCGAGTAACAGACAGTGGAACAGCGCGAGACAAATTGCTTATGTCATTGCGCGAAGTGCTGCAAGCTAGCGCGATTGACGTTACGCCCAAGTCCATCGCGCTGGAACCCGAACCCGCGCTGGAACCCGCGCAGGAATGCGAACCCCTACCCGAACCCGCGCAGGAATGCGACCGCGCCGACCCCCCTACCCCCTAGATCAGCCGCTTCGCTATGTGCATCCCCTTACATAGCAATCTGCTCACTAGATCAGGCCAAATTGCGTTACGTCCCTCAATACAAAATCTCACAGTAACAGGTGTTACACTGAGGGTTTCTACCTAGTGTAACAGGTGTTACACTGAGAATAGGGGTGGGGGGTATCAGGTTTTTTGCGCGAGAGGGGGGGGTGTATGTTTGTAGAAAGACCCCCGGTATATAATCGGTATAAAATAGGGGTGGGGTATATTTTTGGAGAAAATTATGACACCGGCGCAGCGAGAGATTTACTTGGTGATTGATGAGTGGTGGAAGAGGAATGGGTTTGGTCCGTCTGTGGATGATGTGATGACGATGACTGGCGAGACTGGGCGCGGGAATGTTCACAGGAAGATGTTGAAGTTGGTGGAGTTGGGGATATGCAAGGCGCTCAAGAACCGTCCTCGGTCGATTCGGCCTGCTAATTTGAGGGTTAGGGACATTCTATGAATGAGATGTCTGATGATGAGTTGATGAATTTGCTCAAGGCTCTGCCTGAGGATAAGTTGTTGGCGGTGATTGATGGGATGCCAACGGGGCAGAGTGAGCATCTTCATATGATTTTGTCGGACTATCTGGAGTCATTGAAGAGGGAGAAGGCGCAGAAGGATTTCATGGCGTTTGTGAAGGTAATGTGGCCGATGTTTATTGCGGGCAAGCATCATGCGATCATGGCCAATGCGTTTGAGAGAGTGGCGCGGGGGGAGTTGAAGAGGCTGATCATTAATATGCCGCCTCGGCATACTAAGAGTGAGTTTGCTTCTTATCTGTTACCGGCTTGGTTTTTGGGTCAGTATCCGGGCAAGAAGATCATTCAGTCTTCTAACACGGCTGAACTGGCGGTTGGATTTGGACGCAAGGTCAGGAACTTGGTGGACGGGGATGTGTTTTCGCAGGTGTTCCCGAATGTGAGTTTGCGGCATGACAGTAAAGCGGCTGGCCGGTGGTCTACGAACTCCTCGGGTGAGTATTTTGCGATTGGTGTGGATGGAACGGTGACGGGTAAGGGTGCTGATCTGTTGATCATTGACGATCCTCACTCTGAACAGGAAGCGAAATTGGCCGAAGGTGATCCTGCGGTGTTTGATAAGGTGTATGAGTGGTACACCTCGGGTCCACGGCAGCGACTCCAGCCGGGTGGATCGATTGTGATGGTGATGTGCATGACGGGCGATACCGATGTTCTGATGGCCGACAAAACGCAGAAGAAGCTGCGCGACATCCGACCCGGCGACGAGGTTGCTACTTTCGTGGCTGGATACATCACAACATCCAAGATTAACAATTGGCAGTCAAGTGGTGTTGATTCCATATATACAATACAAACACAATCTGGCATAATTCTCCGTGCAAACAAGGAGCATCCATTCCTTGTGGAATGGAACGGAGAACGCAAATGGAGCAGATTAAAAGACTTGATTCCGGGGATGCGGCTTGTAGCAACGCTGGATGCTTACGCCCTGCAAGATCACAAACCAAGCCCGGACTCTGTGCAGCCTGTCAAGCCAGAGACAGCTACCATCGAAAAAACCCAGATGCACCGTTTAAACCAATCGGAAGTCATGGGCGCTGGGTTGGAAAGCAGTGCGCCTGTGGTGAAACAGTATCCGCAAAAGGAATGTGTGTTGCCTGCTACCGAAAGCAATACACGCCTCCAAAGCCAACCCCAGAACAAAACAGGCGCAGGCGGATTAAAAACCGCTATGGACTTACACCAGAGCAGTACGAAAGGATGGTTGCAGACCGCAACAACCTATGCGATGTCTGTGGTCAACCGCCTTCGGACAAAAACACAAGGGCGCACTGGAACGGCAGGCTCTGCATCGACCACTGCCACGAAACAGGTGTCGTTCGAGGCTTACTCTGCAACGATTGCAACCTTGCTGTCGGATACGGAAAGGTTTCAGAGACCCTACGAAGGGCCGCTGAGTACCTACAGCGTCACTCTTGACGAGATAATTTCCATCTTCCCCTCTGGGGAAGAGGAGGTTTTCGACATAGAGGTGGATCGCACAGAAAATTTCATCGCCAATGGCGTGGTCAGCCACAACACACGTTGGTCTAAGAGGGATTTGACGGGTCAGGTGTTGAAAGCAGCAGCGCAAAGGTCTGGTGAAGAGTGGGAAGTGATTGAATTTCCCGCAATTTTGCCGTCTGGTAAGGCTATGTGGCCTGAATTTTGGGACATCAAGGAGCTTGAGTCGCTGAGATCGGAACTGCCGTCCAGTAAATGGCAAGCGCAGTACATGCAGCAGCCGACATCGGACGTGAGCGCGATCATTAAGCGTGAGTGGTGGAAGATTTGGGAGCGCGATGAGCCTCCGTCTTATGAATTCGTGATTCAGTCGTGGGATACCGCGTTTTTGAAGACAGAGCGGGCTGACTTTTCGGCCTGTACAACGTGGGGCGTGTTTTATCAACCAGACGACAAGGGTGTTCTGCGGCCAAATTTGATTTTACTCAACGCTTTTAAGAAGCGGATGGAGTTTCCCGAGCTTAAACAGAGGGCTTATGAAGAATTCAAGGAATGGAACGTGGATTCGTTGATTGTTGAAGCCAAGGCGGCGGGTTCTCCGCTGATTTTCGAGTTGAGAGCGATGGGAATCCCGGTTCAAGAATTTACACCGACCAAAGGAAATGACAAAATAGCGCGATTAAACGCCGTTTCTGATCTCTTTGCCTCTGGCCACATTTGGGTTCCTAATACGCACTGGGCTGAGGAATTAATTGAAGAAGTGGCGAGTTTCCCGTCGGGTGATCACGATGACTTGGTGGACTCCATGAGCCAAGCGTTACTCAGATACAGAAGGGGCGGGTTTATTCAGCTGGCCTCGGACGAAGAAGACGAGCCACTCCAACACAGACGCAAAGAGCCGTACTACTGATGAACACACACCTGACTCTACCGGCGGCATCTTTGATCTCCAAAGACCTACTCGCACAGGCCGTGGAAACCTACAACTGGGTGCCGTATTACAATTTTCTTGTGACGCCTGTACCCGAAAAAATACTCGCCAAAGACCCGTTCCTTGTCAAGCTGTCTCAGAAACGAATGTTCCACGCTGGCATCTTAAAAATGGAGCCGAACACTTGTTATAACTGGCATGTAGACACGGACCGAAAGGTTGGGCTTAATATGCTCCTGATGGATCAGGACAGTCAGTGTCTTTTTCTAGATGGTGAGCCGGGTGTAGTGGTCAAGACAAAAAAACTTGAGTACAAGCCCGACACGTATTACGCGTTCAACACGCAGATTCCGCATATGGTGATCAACACCATAGGGCCGCGATATTTATTCAGCCTCCAGTTTGTAGAGCTGGGATTGACGTTTGATGAACTTTGCAAAGACATAAAAGGAATGGATCATGGCTATTGAGAAATCGCTGTACGCAGCGCCACAGGGTCTGGAAGAGTTGGCCGGTATGGAAGACGGCCAAATTGAGATTGAGATTGAGGACCCCGAATCGGTCACAATTGATATGGGGGACATGGAGATTGAGATCACACCTGACGCCGAGTCGGATGAGGATTTCAACGCCAACTTGGCCGAGTACATCAGTGAAGAAGTTCTGCAAAACCTTGCTAGCGACTTGATCGGTGACTACGACGAGGACATCTCTAGCCGCAAGGACTGGATGCAGACCTACGTTGACGGCCTAGAACTGCTGGGCATGAAGATTGAAGAAAGAACAGAGCCGTGGGAGGGCGCGTGCGGTGTGTTCCATCCCATGCTCTCTGAAGCTCTGGTGAAGTTTCAGTCCGAAACGATGATGGCCACGTTCCCAGCCGCTGGTCCGGTCAAGACCCAGATTATTGGCAAAGAGACCCCGGCCAAGAAAGAGTCCGCACTGCGTGTAGCGGACGACATGAACTACCAGTTGACGGACGTGATGAAGGAATACCGCCCTGAGCACGAGCGCATGCTGTGGGGCTTGGGCTTGGCGGGCAATGCGTTCAAGAAGGTGTACTTTGATCCCGGCATGGACCGTCAGGTGTCGTACTTTGTCCCGGCTGAAGACATCGTGGTGCCGTACGGCGCGAGTAACTTGGAGTCCTCGCCGCGCATTACCCACGTGATGCGCAAGACCGAGAACGAGTTGCGCAAGTTGCAGGTGGCTGGCTTCTATCGTGACATTGATTTGGGCACACCTGAGAACGTGCTTGATGAAGTTGAGAAGAAGATTGCCGAGAAGATGGGCTTCAGGGCTACATCTGATGACCGCTTCAAGCTGCTTGAGATGAACGTAGACCTTGACCTTGAGGGATACGAGCATAAAGACAAGGATGGGAATAAGACAGGCATCGCTCTGCCTTATGTCGTGACCATCGAAAAGGGATCGAGCAACGTTTTAGCAATCCGCCGTAACTGGGAGCCAGATGATGAGACACATACCAAACGTCAGCACTTCGTTCATTACGGATACGTTCCGGGATTTGGTTTCTACTGTTTTGGTCTCATTCACCTCATCGGCGCTTTTGCTAAGTCAGGCACTTCTCTT